CTTGGTTTGTGGTTTCAGTTAACAATACCTCATTATATAAATATGTCAATGTATGTTTTATCTTAAATGGTGTTCAATTGAGTTAGGTTTTCCCAAGTAATTGAATCTAATCGTTTTTTCATTTAAAAGCACCACATGCACAACAATCCACACAAGTGCAAACCCTTATGTGGCGCGGCCTAGAGGGGTAGTTAGTCATTTATGTAAATTTAACTATAACTAAACTAACTAACTAACTAACTAACTAGGGAAATAAAGGGGGGGTACCCAAAAACAGAGAAGGAGGGGGTTACATGAAAAAAATGCAAAAAGGCATAACTCCCCGCAAACCCGCGCCGTTACTGGGTTTTGGTTTTGACGTGACCACAAATAACCACGCGCACAAAAAACAGTGACAGCGATCTGCGTTGGCGCTTTGGACGTCTAGATGGATTTACTTCCATAAATTAATGCATGGAAAAACAAGCCGGCAATGGTATAATTTCCGTGCAGCTAGGGGTGTACACCCGAAAAGCCGATACTCAGGCGGCCTGCTGCAAACCTAACCCGAGGCCAACTGAGAGGTGAGATATGAGCCAGCCAAAACTGGTTAAGCGATTCCCCATCAACGTAAGCGGCAGAGACTTCGCCGCTGGCGATATCCATGGTCACTTCACTCTGCTGCAGAAGGCCCTTGATGAGGTGGGTTTTAACCCCGCCACAGATCGGCTGTTCTCTGTCGGCGACCTGGTTGACCGCGGCCCCGAGTGCGAGCAGGTGTTGGAGTGGCTGGATAAGCCGTGGTTTCACCCTGTTCGAGGCAATCATGATGACTATGTGTGCCGGCACGACACGTGCGACATCGGCAACTGGCTGCAGAACGGCGGGGCATGGTTCATATCCCTAACTGACGCTGAGCGCGGAGAGTTCGCGGCCCAATTCCGCGAGCTGCCAATCGCCATTGAGGTGGATACGCCGGAAGGGCTGATCGGCCTGCTGCACGCTGATTGCCCGTTCCCATCCTGGCAACACCTACTTGAGCAGCTGGAGGGCGGCGCCGAGGGCGGCACCCTGCGCAACATTAAAAACGCCTGCATGTGGTCTCGCCGCCGTATCGAGCTGTCGGACATGAGTGGCGTCGAAGGTGTTCGCGCTCTTGTTGTAGGCCATACACCGCTGACTAGGCCAACTGCGCTTGATAATGTGATCCACATAGACACCGCCGGATGGAGTCCGCAGATAGGAGGATTCTTCACGCTTCTAGATCTGCACTCGCTGCAGGCTCACATGGCAAAATAGCCCAACAAAAAACCCCGCAATCGCGGGGTTCTCTTTATCTGCCGTTCGCTCACTTCCTCAACCTGATCTGCTTCCCGCTCGGGTCCATCTCCACCTTGCCGCCCAGCATCGCCAGGGCGTTTTGCATGGCGTCCTGGTTCGCCCCGTCCAGTTGCTTCTGGATCTGCTGGTAGAACTTGCGGCGCTTCATCTGCGCTTTGATGACGCTCACGTAGCGCCAGCCGTCCTGGTCGTCCTTGCGGCGGTCTATGTTGATCATCTTGAGGATGGCGGCTTGCACTGCCTCCAGCTTGGCCTCGTTGGTCTCTTCGGTGGCACCCTCGTTGATCTTGAGGTTACTGGTCAGGTGCTCCAGACTCTGCAGCACCAGCATGAGCGCGTAACGGACGTATGAGCTCTCAATGCGCGCCCCGTCGCAACTGTAGTTACCCAGGGCCATGATGGACGACAGCGACATTACACGCTCAACCAGGCGGGCATAGATGGCACCCACGCGCGGGTGGTTGCGGTAGTGGTGCTGGTCGTAGTGCTGCAGTATGGCGCACATGTCCCGCTCGGCGTCCGGCGTGATGTCGTAGCGGAACGGGGAACCGTTGAACTCGCTGTCCACGCTGTGCTTGCTCTCGTCGTCGGCCAGCTGGCAGATGAGCCCTATCTGCGCCTTCAGCATTTCGAACTGCATATCCTGGCCACCGGTCGGCGCCTTCTTCAAGTCGGCAATGGTCAGGCGCTGCGGCGCCCGCTCAATGCCGCAGTCGTTGATCAGCGCCCGGCCCAAGAAGCCCGACTCAATGCTATCCTCGTCCACGATGGCGGCCAGCTTCTGGGGAGTTGAGTAGGCCAGCAGGTGCAAGGATGGATTGCGCACCCCGTCCCGAGCGGTGATCGCCCGCTTGTCGTGGTCGGCCAGCTTTCGCTCCAGTTGCTCGATCTCCAGCTGCGCCTTTTTGATGCGCCCCTCCTCGTGATCCTGGTTCATGTGGGCGATGGCCTCTCGCTTGGCCTCGATCACCTTCTCCACCCTGGCGCGGGCAGTCTCGATATGGGTTAGGAACTCGTCCCGGTGCAGCTGCGACAGCTTGTAACAGGAAGTTGTGGAAAGCTCCATCAGCGTGCTGATCACGTTCGACATGTGCTTGTTCTGCTGGCTGCCCGTGTTGGACGACAGGATTTTCTGAGCCTCATCCACCACGTAGAAGCAGTGACCGTTGTCATAAATGGCCGATCGGATCACGTCTTTGTCTGATCGGATGTCGCCATAGATGGTCTTGCCGTGGGCGTCCAGCAGGTTCTTGACCACGCGCTGCGGCCACTCCTTGCCCGCCGCCGACATACCCAGGGTGAGGGTGATCAGCGACAGCTTGGTACCCCCCAGCCCGGGCAGCCCAGCGGCAGCCATCGCCATGCACTGCAGCGCCATGGCGGAATAAGCCCCGCCGCTCAACTGCCGGTTGGCCCCTTCGCGGATGTACTCCACGATCCGGCCGGCAAGCCCGGGCGGGGTGTCGATGTCCATGCCGTTGAAGTCGATGCCGGGGGGCAGGTCGCTTTCCTTGGGGGCGGCCTTGCGCTTGCTGGCGGGTGCCGCTGCAGGCGCTGGCGACATGCCTGGCAGGGTGAAGCCGAACGGCGCGGGGGGTGGCATGATTGGAGCGGGCTCCGGTGTTGCGGCTGTGGTTGGTGCTGGCTCGGCTGTGGTGTGCTCTGCTTGGGCTGGCTTGGCCACCACCCCGCACGCCTCCCGATCTGCGGCGATAGCCTGGCGCATGGCCAGCTTGGTAGCCTCCACCCCGTGCGCCTGCCGGTAGTCGTCCCAGTCGCCTAGCTCTGGCGGCAGGGCCACGGTTGCGCCTAGCGGTGCGGCGGCGTCCTTGGCGTAACGCAGCCCTGCGCCGTGCTCGTCGTTGTCAGCAAACAGTACCACCGGGACGCCAGGGTGCTGGCCTGACGCCCACGCCGCCACGGCGGCCAGGTTGCCGGTGTTGAATGCGCAGTAGGTGGTCGCCCCGGTCACCTGGTTAACGGTCACGCCGGTGGCGTACCCCTCGGCAATGGCGATCAGCTTTTGATGCCCGTCCAGCTTGTGATACACCCCCGCCATGTCCCCGCCGTAGAGGGGGCGCTTTTCCTTGTTGGCTTTGATCTTCTGGACGTTGACCAGCGTGGAGCCGTCCCCCTCCGCCTTGTAGGCCGGCACCAGCAGCAGCTCACCAGGCTGGATAACCGACCTGTCACGCCCCATGATCGGCTCTCCGTTCACCAGCCACTGCCCATCCAGGCCTCGATCTGACATGTAGGGGTGCGAACGCAGCTCGGAGGAGGCCAGCAGCGCCTCGGCACCCTTGCGCGCTTGTTCGTGATTCGCCTTGCGGATCTGGTCCTCACTCACGAACGAGCGATACACAGGCGCCCGGCTGCGCTCGGGGGTATTGCCCAGCAGTTCATTGGCCACATCAATGGTGGGCTTGCCCAGGAACCTGGACAGCAGCAGCAGGCCGCCGCCGCTCTGGGGGTCGCATTGACTGCAGAACCAGGTGCCACGGCCTTCCTTGTCGTCGAAGCGAAAGCGGTCCTTGCCCCCGCATACCGGGCATGGCCCGTGATGCCGCCCGGATGGCAGGTGGCATCCGTAATTCTCCAGGGTCTGGCGCCATGCGCCGTTGAACTCGCGCAACACCCGGTCGATCGGGCTGTCACCATCAACACGGCCAGAGTTTCCGCGCTCACTCCAGCAACGGCAATTTGAAAGCGCCTTGCACCCACATGAGAGGGTCAGGGGGAATTTTAGGTTGGTCATGTGCTTGTCCTGTGCTTGTCCTGTGTGCGGCTGAGCCTGCCGGCCTGCTAGTGGTGTTTGACCGCCCTGTGCGCGGCCAGGTTCATGACCCTACAAGGCGGCCTTGATGTCGTCAATCGCCTTGCTGATGGCGGCAAGCTCGGCGTCGGTGAACGTCAGGTGTTCTTTCCAGTTGCCATAGTAGCGCCCGATCCGGCGATGCACCCGAGACAGCTTGACCTGGCTGACGCCAGCCGCATCACAGATTGCTGACACTCGAATGCCGCACTCGATCGCCGCTCGCACCCGCTCCATGACCGGCTCAACGCGCTTGGCGTCCTCCTCCATTCTCTCCTTGGAGAAATTACCGGTGCCGGCCGGGCGACCTGGGCGGCGTTTAACTTTCTCTGCTTGGGTGTTCTGGTTCATTTTTCGCTCCTTCTGTTTTGGTGTGGCAATTATCATAAAAAAACAATTGCATGTAAAGTTAATATGGTGTTCAATTCACTTCGTCAACGGCGCACCGGACACCAAACCGCCCCGCGCCAACAAACCACAAGCAGGAGAGATGAAATGTCAGGACTTTTTCTTAATCAGGTTTCCCAAGAAGATCTGGAATACGATGGCTTTTTTGACGGGCAGAACAAGATCATCCCGGAAGGCACCGAGCTGAGCGCAATCGTGACCGGTGGCTTTAACGGCATCGAAGAAGGCAAGGCGGTGCAGTCCTGTTATATCAACTTCGTGATCTCCACCCCCGGCGAGTTCTACAACCAGAAGTACCGCTACAACGCCAAGGTCTACGACATGGACGCCGGCAAGCGTGACCTGGCCATGAAAAACCTTTCAGTGCTGGATGCCCAAGCAGGTTTCCCGCTCAGCCATGGCCGCCTTGAGTTGACCACCGAGAATATCGAGGAACACTGGGTTGGCAATGCACACATGCGCGTCAAGTTCGGCTTGCTGGTTGCCGAGGATGACGGACGGGAGATCAACTTCGTGCGCGGCTTCGGCTATCTGCGCGAGAAGATGTTGCCGCCGGTTGGTCAGCAGTCGAGCCAGGCCGCTGCGCAGCAGGCCCAGCAAGCAGCGCAGGCCCAGCAGCAATACCAAGGGACGCCGGTTGATAGCGACCAGGATATTGGATTTTAAGCAACACCAAGGCCGCCGAGCGCGGCCTTTCTCTCACAGGAGTTGCAATCAGCTAAATTGCGCGGTCTAATGTATCAATCCTAACGGCGTAAGGTTTGAGACAAATGGGAAAACCAGTAAATGACATATCTGGTAAAAAATTCGGAAGGTGGACCGTAATTGAAATAGCTGCCAAGCCGGATGATTGCAATCAGACCGGCACGTACTGGCTGTGTCGGTGCGAGTGCGGAACGATGGCCGTAAAACGAGGGGCAAACATTGTCCATCGTGGTGGGTCTTGCGGATGTCTAAAAATCGAGATGGCATCAAAAGCCATGTCAAAAATGCAGCTTGCCAGGCACGGAACTGTTGATGACAGATTCTCGTCTCGGTACACAGTATCTGATTCTGGGTGCTGGGTTTGGAATGCCCATGCCGACAAGGATGGTTATGGGATATTGCCATGCAATGGCCCGGCAATCAGGGCTCACCGGTATTCATGGGAAAGGGTTAACGGCACAATTCCTGATGGCATGGTTGTTTGCCACAGGTGCGACAATCCTGGATGCGTAAACCCAGATCACCTATTTATCGGAACGCCAAAGGACAATGTTCAAGACATGCTTAAAAAGGGTCGTGATTGCATGGTTGGCGAGCGCAACAACAAGGCGAAGCTAACCAACAAAGACGTAAAAGCGATCTATGAGTCTGAGCGATCAAAGTCAACGCTTGCTGAAAGTTACGGGGTAAGTGTTTCGACAATAAAAAGGATTAAAAACGGGAGATCATGGAGGGGTATCAAATGACAGTTCCAATTCCAAGGCCATATCAACAGGAGGCCATTGACGCAGTAATTGATCACGTTAAAAAGCGTCTATCTCCGTGCCTGATAGAGGTTGGGACAGGTGGGGGAAAGACGGTCATTATTGCAGAGCTCGCTCGTTTTTTCTCCACTGTTGCACCATCTAAAAAGGTTTTGTGCATAGCTCCAAGCCTGGAGCTAATCGAGCAGGGGGCAGAGAAATATAATGAATATGGATATTCTGCGTCAATTTATTGCGCTAGCGCAGGGTCTAAATGCCTCCGGCATCAAGTTATTTTTGCCAGCCCGCAAACTGCGCTAAAAAGCATAGACAAGATAGCTCATCTCGGTATAAGCGCCATCATTATTGATGAGGCTCACGGCCTAACCCCTAGTATCATTGAACTGGTTGACAGGGTTAGAACATACCAAATTGGCGGGGCATCCATAAATGAGAAAATTCGCATAATAGGAATGACCGCGACCCCTTATAGAATGGGGACTGGTTACATATACGCATCAGATCACACGGTTGAACCACCGGTTTTTCATGATGAAGATAAGGCGATTTCTCCTTACTTTTCTAGGTTGCTGTATAGGGTTGGCGCTGGCGACTTGCTTGGTATGGGCTTCCTGACAAAGCCGGTTATAGGAGAGGAAGGATTTCATTACGACACCAGCAAGTTAGAGCTTGATCGGATGGGTAGGTTTTCAGCCGCATCAAACGCAGTTACATTTGAAGGAAATAATTTAACCAAAACAATAATAGGCAAGGTTAGAGCCACTGTTCTTGAGCATGGCTTTAAAGGGGTCATGATATTCGCCGCAACAATTAGTCATGCAGAAGAAGTATTGGAATATCTTCATGGTGAGTCTGTGGCTATTGTTACTGGCAAGACAAAAAAGAAAGATAGAGCTAAAATAATAAGCGAATTCAAGGCGCAAAAAATTAAGTACCTTGTCAATGTAGCTGTGCTTTGCACCGGATTTAATGCGACTCATGTTGATTTGATTGTTATTTTGAGAGCGACTGAATCAGCAGGGCTTTTACAACAAATATTTGGAAGGGGTCTTCGCCTTCATCCTGGAAAGGAGTCGGTTTTAGTCCTCGACTACGCCGAGAACATCAAGCGCCACGGACTGGAGTCGGACGTATTCACGCCTGAGATTAAGACCCGCAAGGCGTCAGGAGAAGCGGTGGAGATCCAGGTCGAGTGCCCAGCCTGCCACGCCATCAGCATGAAGAAGCGGCGCAACGATCCGATGTATACCGGGTTGGCGCATGACCGGTTCGGCAATTTCCTGGTTTCAGGCACCGAGCGAGTGGTTGCCACCGACGCCGACGGCGACCCCTGCGAGTGGGATGGTATGGTGCTGACGACTAGGGTGATGGATCCGTCCACCAAGGACGAGTTCGGCGACTGCGACAGCAAGGAGGTGCCGGTGCCCGCGCACTACTCTCGCCGCTGCAGCAATCCCGAGGCGGCGGTTATCAAGGGGGTTGCCTACCCATGCACGCACCGGTTTTCATTCAAGATGTGCCCTGAGTGTCTGGCCGAGAACGACATTGCGGCCCGGCACTGCACCGAGTGCAAGATCCGGCTGGTTGACCCCAACGAGAAGCTGACCGAAAAGGCGGGCGTGGCGGGGATCATGGCCGAAGGCGAGACAAAGGACCTGCTGTGTCTTGATATCAAATACGAGCCGTATCTTGGGCCGTCAGGCAAGCACAGCCTGAAGGTGGTCTACAAGACGGAGATCGGGGCGATTACCGCCTGGCACACCAAGGGCGCGCACTGGATTTTCAACCGGATGGCCACAGCCAACGGCTGGGAGCTGGAGATGATCGGTGATGCGTATGCCGAGTGCGCAGAGTGGCGGTCCATCCCGAAGACGGTCAAGGTCAAGAAAACCATGGGGCAGAATGGGTATTACAACTTTAAGGTGCAGGGGGTTTCGTATGTATAGCGATCGAGAATTGTTGGCATTGGCGGCCAAGGCGGCCGGATTGCAACTGTGCGGATACAGCTGGATTGGTGAAAACGAAGACGATGACGAGTGTGAAGTTCTTGAGTCTGCTTTTGTAAAGCTCCACCCAGAACAAGAGCTTGCCACCAAGTGGAATCCACTCACCGACGACGGAGATGCGCTGCGTCTGGCGGTTAGGCTTCACATATCACCAAGTTGGTCGCCAAGCAAAAAATCAGTAAAGGCTAGTATTGAAAATGATCCATTTCTGGTTTTTGGAATTGATGCCACTGGAGACGGCTGCGCGGATGTTCGAAGAATAATAGTCATGTCAGCCGCCGCTATCGGGGAGGGCATGCAATGAACCTCACCACCCTATCCAAGCACGCGATCCCCCTCTACGGCGACCCAGACTGGCGCGGCAAGTGCCCCCTTGAGGCTGCCGAGGCGGTCAGCTTCTTCTGTCAGCTTCGGGCAGAGTTCCCCGAGCTGGCCAAGGTGGCCACCCACATTCGCAACGAGGGGAAGCGCACCAAGCGCCAGGGGTATCAGCACCAGCAAGAGGGGATGAACACTGGGGCCAGTGATGTGATCATTCCGGTGTGCCCGCCCATCGTGATGGAGATGAAACGCCGAGACCACACGCTATCATCCATCAGCAAGGAGCAGGTAGATTACCTGGTTGCTGCTGCCGGCTGCGGGGCATTCGCTGGAGTGGCCCTGGGCGCGACCGGGGCTATGGAGATGGTTCGGGCATGGGTATCCAAGCATGGCCGATGAACTGAAGCCGGTGCCACCCAGCAAGCGATGGGGGCAGATGCCGAGGCACTACCACCCAGATGATGCGCCATGGATGTCCGCCAAACTCGGCACCCTGGATCCATCCTTGCGCGCCGAGGTGTGCGCGGCCTACGCCAAGGCCTACCTTGAGGCGTGGGAAGCTGAGCCGCTTAGCTACCGCAAGCATGGCAAGGCTCGTTTCGCGGCCAACACCAGGCTGCGGGTGTTCATCGGGAAGCGGTTCGCGGTGTTCAACCGGTAGCCTTGCAACAAAACGCAAAATAATAAACAAAGCGCCTTGCTATTTATTGCGGGGCGCTTTACATTGAAGGGGTCAACAACGCAGGAGATGAAGTGATGAAGAATGCAGATAAGTCAGCAATGCCAAACCAGGCGCTCGGAACTGACGGTTTGCCAACTCACGAGGCAGAATTCGGCCTCACCAAGCGCGAGATGATGGCAATGCACATCCTGAGCGGGCTTCTTTCTGATTACGAATTTGACGTTACAAGACAGATGGCGGCAGAGATAGCTGTGCAACAGGCAGACGCGCTCCT